GTTGACAACGGCGTGCGTGCGGAAGGCTTTCCACATGCACCACTGTCCCTGCCAGACAGTGCGGCGTCCGACAGCATCGGTGTCCCAAGGCGCAACAAGCGTCTTGATCTTCATGTTGACGTGACGCAGGATGTGCAAGCGCAGGAACTTCGAGTTGATGAAGTAGCACTTGTTGACGGGGCAATCCTCGTCATACACCATTGGCACGTTGTTGAACGTGACACCACCGAAACCGAGGTCAGCCATACGCGAGCCGTTCTTGGTTTCAGACAGCGCAAAGATGACCTTGTCGCGTACAGCAGCACGGTACAAGCGCATGATGTTACGACCGCACAGAATGATGTCAGGCTTGTCACCTTTCATCGTGAGGTCCATCATGATGTCATCGAACGCTTCTTCGATGTTGGTTTGGTCAAGCGCACCAGCGAACTGATACGAAGACGGACGCCACTGCACTTCGGTTGCGCGGTCAATGTCACCAATGACACCCGTTGTTGGGTCATCAGGGATCAGTGCTGCAAGACCGAGTGGGTCTGTACCAGCACCTGCACCGTACAGGTAGCCAGAGAACTTCTCTTTGATGCTCTCTTCCAGCACTTCCATCTTCGCACGCAACAGCTTGAAGATTTGTGCAGAACCGCGGTTCTCGTCCTGCTCTTGGTCAGAGATGATGACACTGCCACCAACACGTGACCAATTGTAGCGCACAGTCTCGAACTCGTTCGTCTGTGCCATCGGCAATGCGTCGTAGTATTCGTATGACGCGACATTGGGGTTACGCCCAACAGTCAGAGGGTTGGTGATTTCGTGACCACCGTCTTCGTACTCTACTCGCCCAGACGCGAACGCCCATGCTTGCAGTGCGTTTGATTTCACACTCGCCATGATCAGTTTCTTGCGAGACTTTGTCATGGTGGAGTGCAGCACGGTATCCAGAGGCGTAGAACCACCGGGACCGTACGGAGGTGTCGGGTATCCTGACATCTTGTATGTTCCTAGTTCATCATCCCTGCTTCACGCAGAGACTGGTTGACGATAACGTCCCATGCATCATCTGGCTCGTTCATCAAGGGACCGTTTTGCATTGGTACACTTGTTGCTCCACCGTTAGGCATTGGACGCTGGTGATGTGTCTGCGCTTGCGGGTCCGCGTTCCCGTTTGGTGGAGTACGTTGTTGTCCGCTCTGGCGTGCTTCCACCTGTGCACGAAGAGGTTGTGTGAAGTCGTAACCGTTCTTGGCTGCGTATTCGCGGAGTTGCCAGTATGCAACTTCCGGTGACAGATCAGGATTGCTGTGCATCAAGCTGGCAATCGCGTCCTCATGCACATCAGCGTTGTCATGTTTCGCAATGAACGCCGTGTACTCTCGCTGTGCTGCTTGTTCAGACTGTGTCTGTTGTTGTGCAGCTTGGCGGTCTCCAATCAACGGTCCAACTTGTTCCGCAATCATGGCCTTGATCGCTTGCAGGTCCATTGACCCACCATTGACTTGGCCTTGTGCGTCTGCACCGATGATGTCTTTCAGATTGTACCCCAAACGCATGGTCTCTTGCAACATCCATTTGGCGGTTGCGACAGGGTCTTTCTTGAACGACGCAATCGCTTGCAACCCCATCTGTGTCTCTTGCATGTCGAGACCGAGTTGCTGCGGTGCATCATTCAACACCTTCGCCTGCGTCAATTGTTGGCGCAGTGTGTCGCGTTCTTGTTCAACGTTACGAATGTGTCGGTCTTGTGCCTGCACACGCTCGTACTGACGACGCTCAGGACCAGCAGCCGCAACGATCTTGCCGTCTTTGTCTACTAGGTTTCCTGCTTTGTCGGGTTTGGGTTGGGCAGATGCAGCACCGTCAGGCTTTCCTTGTTGCGGTTGTCCTGCATTGTTGCCAGCACCATCTTTGCTAACTGCACTGCCATCGGGCTGACCGCTAAGCTGTTGCGGTGCTGCGCTGTTAGCACCTTCGTCGCTGCCTTGTTGCGGCGCACCGTCAGTGGTCTGTTGCGAAGCCGCGCCATCTGCACTACCTTCCGTTGCTTCTTGGTTCTTTTCGTAGTCGGGATCGTTCAGTTCTGGATCACCGAAGTCGATGTCGAGTTGCTCGTCAGCCATGTGTTGTTCCTCTCTTACATGGGTTACTGTACAGGTGCGTTGCCTTGTTGCATTGCGCCTACGATACGTTCAAGTGCCTCACGCACTGGTACGCCTTTTGCCATCGCTGCACCCAATGCTTGCTTTGCTTCGGGTGGCATTGCATCGACAACCTGTTCGAGTGCGGCAATGGGATCAGCACCAGCACCGCCTTGGGGCGACGTGTTCTGTGTTGGTGCTTCTTCGCCACTGCCGCCCTCTCCCCCACCAGCAGGTGCGGATGGCTGTTGTGCCTGTTGCTGTATGCTGTCCATGATAGCACCCCACTCTTCGTCAGGGATGACATCATTGAACGCAGCACGGAATGTCTTCATCATGGTGAGCATGACAGGGATCGGTGCTGCATTGACGAACTGTCCCAACACCTGCCCCATCTGCATGGCTTGCTGCTTCTTGCTCTCCGATGTCTGCTTCTGCGTGCTACCACCGACAACAGTCATCTGTATCGATGCAGCGACTTCATTCGCACTCATGTTGCGCCATGACACCGAGTTGCTCTTACCGATTAGCATCTCCACCTGCGACTTGTCCATGAACTGCAACGTCATCTGTGCGATGGCCCATGCGATGTTACCAATAAAGTCCTCGACTGCATCGATCTTCTCGTCAGTGCGTGTCTGCTGTGTGCTGTTGTACTGGTTGATCGCTTGGTTGGTGGTGTTGGTCTTGAACTCTGTACCGCGCATGACAGGTTGTACTGACGACACACGGTCAATTGCTTCAAGGATCGGTCCCTTGTCGAACAATTGGATGAACTGCATGGACGGAGGCACGACAGATGTCACAAAGTCTTTGAGGTTCATGCCCTCTGGTACATCGACACCGACAGCAACGTCTTCGTCACCCTTGAGGTACTTCTCCACCTCGTCTTTGCTGATCTTGTTCTTGTCATAGAACAGATTGCGACGCGCCCACTGACGTGCCTGCTTCAGTTCACTGTTGATCGTGTTGATTGCGTCCTGCTGATCGAGGTAGTACGTCACCTCACCCTTACCTGTTGTGTTCTCAGGGTCAGTGTTGAACTGTAACTTGTATATCGGGAAGAAGCCTTGCAGCTTGTACGGGTCATCCCACACCCAGACAGGGAATGACCAGTCATTGTCAGCGTACAACAGCACACGACGTGTCACCTTGTCCCACACCCACCAACATTTAGTGCGCTGTGCAGACTTGTATGCGTCATCGTCACTGTAACCAAACGCCTGTGCGTTCTGCTTCTTACCCTCGTCGTCTTGGAACAACGAATACTGGTTGATTTCGTTCTCTGCGATGTTGTGTCCGCTCTCACCGCTCTCACCTGCCTTGATGACATGTGTCGGCTTGTACAGACTTCTGCGTGTCTGTCCCTTCATCTCAGTGAACTTCGCGTTCAAGTACGACGTGCTGATGAAGTCAGCGATCATGCACCACTTGCTGTCCATGTTGTCGTCATCTTCACCGTCTGTGTCCCAGATGACATCATGCGGACGACGGAACTTCACCCAAGGACCAGCAGGACGCAGCACGTCAACCGCCTGCTCCAGTGCTTCGATCTTGCCCTCGACTTCGCGCACCTTCTCTGGTGACTTGGCCTTCGTCAGTTCATCCGACAGCGTTGCCAAGTCCTGCATCGCCTGCTCACTCGACTGTTCGCGGAATGTGTACCCCACTTCGCAGTACGCAACGTTCGTCAGCGTGCACATGACAACAGACTTACGCACCTTGGGTTTCAAGTTCACTCCAGGATGCGACTTCTTCGACAGGATGCGGTTGGTCAGCTTCTCCAGCATGACACCGATCTCATTGTCTTTCGGATCGTTAGCAGTGAACTCCGCGGACGGGTTCTTTGCGTACAATGTCGGTACAAGTGCAGACACGTTAGCGAACACAACGTTCTCTGTCTCACTGAACCGTCGATGCATCTTCATTGCACCAGTCTCGTTGCCCGAATAGTCACCACCGTCAGTGTCATCCGTGCGATGTGCGATCTGATCGTTGCGGTAATAGCGGATCGCCTCGTCCCATGCCTTGACAAGATCATTGCTGCGACGTGCAGACAGTGCTTGCTGACGACGTGAGTTCCATAGCTTACCGTGCGCCTTGGACACAGGCACCTTCGTGTCACCAATGACTTGGTACACTGGCACGTACTTCTCTTTCTTCTGCTCTGTGACAGTTGTCATGTCACCGCGTGCAATCTCATTGTCAATGGTCTCATTGATGTCAGCCATAACGGTGTCCCTTTGGTTGTGCTGTGACAATGTCACGCTGCTGCCATTTCATGTATGATGGTGGTGTCGCTACTGCAAACTTCGGTAGCTTGGAAATCTCTGGCCGACGTGACAGCATGTACTTTACTGTGTCCATGCCGTGATCATTCTTGTCACGCGGCACATCTTCCCGATCCCCTTTGCCATTCGTCTTCCACATGTAACCAGTGAACTCGTCCGAGAGCCACTGTAAATTATCCGTGATGTACAGATGCGGTGCGCCATGTTCCCCCGTCAATGGGTGTTGATGCAATCTCGATGGTGCCAGATACGCGCTCACTTTGATGATCCCGTTGAGGATGTCGTTGTTACCGCGCACGACACGCACCCCCCGTCCACCGTCGTACAATACATCAGCAGTAGACTGACCAACAGTACGACGAGTAGCCGAGGTGCGTCGAAATATAGCAGGGTCTGCCATGATCGCCGGATTGCCGAGTACACCGTACTGATCACGTGTCGCTTTGATGGCCTCACGTTGATCCTCCACTGGCATGTCTTCACCTTTTTCGTAGAACCCATCGAACAGGAAGATGTTGCCCCATGCATCTGACGCGCCAATGATGTAACACGACTGCACAGCGATACCGAAGTCATACCCTTCGAGGAAGTTCACGTCGTAGAACTTTTGTTGCAGGTCACCGAGGTAATCCATGACATCGTCATACGGTAGCATGTGTGTCACTTCATCGTACATCGGGTAGATCAATCCCTCGTACGATCCCCACCCACCCATGAGGAAGCGGTCTTTCATCGCGCCTCTGTACGTACTCTCCAGTGTCTGAATGAAGTCAGGCTCTAGGTTGTCCGCGTTCTCGTACGTGCTACCCTCGACAACACCCAACAACAATTGCACCTTACCGTCTTCGTCTAGCACAGGCTCATTTGTGTCAACATTCCGCACACACAAAAGCTGCGGACCGACAAGACCTGTCTCATTGTACACGTGCCAAGGCTTGATCAACCGTTTGTACACCCAATTGCGTGTTGGGTTAGCGGTAATGATGAACCATCGAGGCCCATTGCGCGGCATTGTCGGATCGTCACCTGCATACGGTGTCATACCGCGCAGTCGTCCGAGTATGTCGTCAAAGTCCTTCTCAACAATCTCAGGGTCTTCGATCTGATCGATGATTGCCCAATCGTACGTCGCAGACAGCAGGTTTGATGTTGACTGCTCACCAGATGCAGCGCCTTGCTGTGCAACGTAACGGAAGTTAATCGTGCTGCCGTTCGTCAGTGTACACGTGTTGCTGCCATTCGATGACCGAGGGAACGACTTGATCCAATGTGCAGGACACCACTTGAGGAACTCTGCACGGATCGTGTCATTCAGCTTCGGGTACGTGCTACGTGCGATCAGTCCGTTGCATCCGGGGTAGTCGCGTGCAAGTTTCAGTGCCTTGAGTACAACACTAGCAGCGGTCTTGCCATTTGCAAAACCACCACCATAAAACTGCACCTTGGTACGGAGTTTGTCAAACCGTTCCTGCAAGCTGCCCTCAATGACACGATACGCACGCTTTGACATCAGAAGCGCACGGTGTTCGGTACAGACGGCAGGAACAAGAACTCCATTGCAG